AATCGTACCACGTTGCATTCGTGGCTGTACTCGCACACAGACCTATCATTTGGTTTCCACTAGATGCTTTCCATACCATAATTGAGGTGAACGACATATTCCATGTAAAATTCGGTATAATCATACGGTTGTTTGAAAATTCAAGAATATTTAATCCATTCAAGGTCGTTGTGACTACTGTACTATCTATGGGTGTAGCTACAAAACCGCTCCCGCTTTTATCATTCCATTGCGTAACTGATGTTCCAGACTTTTTGATTGTAGATGTATCGGCAGCATCTAACCATAGTACACAACCGGGAACACTGAGTGCACCCAATCCTGAATTTAGAGTTGAGATCATCTGCGCACCCGGCGGAAAAAAGATGGAGGGTTGTGTGATGATAGACGTATTTGAGATGATCGGAGTTGGAAATGAATAAAATACTGCGTTCGCTGGAGAAATTGTATATGAAAGCGGGATATTCCACTTATAAGAAAGGTATCCTTCCACCTGCTGTCGCTGAATAGATGTGAGTTCTCCATCAAATATGATAAGTTCGGCAATATCAATCGTTTCCTGTCCACCGATATACTGTGCCTCGGTTCCAGGAATGAAAGAAAACCACGAAGGCGAATAACCGAGAACCTGTTCAGACCCGTTGAAGAATATACTCCTAGGAGAATTTGCAGTTGTAATAATAGCGTTAGAGTTTATGATGGCGCTACCCGATAGGTATAGAGGGCCGGGAGGATAGACATTCGCACCATTTGCGCAGCATGTTCCAAAGGCAAGAACTGAATTCGCATATCCATATAGCTGCATTCCAACATATGAACCACATACTTTGTTATCTAGAATGGCTGGATTGTTTACAGTCGTCAAATGTGTTACGGCAAAAACTGTCCGATTAAACGTGGTATACGTGAGAGTTTGAGATAAACTCACACTTGCTGGGAATCGGAATACAGGGTTTCCGTTCATAGTATAAGATCCAACGTTAACAGATGAACCTCCCGTTAACGACCCTCCGGTAGATCCTTTATTTTTCAGTGTTGTGAATGTAGAACCACTATACGTAGTTGTATCGGCTGCATCTATCCAGAGGATACATCCGGGGACAGAAAACGTTGAAGTATTGAATGTATTCCCCGACCCGGATCGGTCGGCCCATGATGTTACACCACCTGTGGTAGAGGATGAAATAGTTGATGTGGCCTGTGCGTCCATCCATAGAGACAGACCTGGAAGACGAGAGGGAATAAATCTCTCCTCGTTCAAGAGTTTCGCCATAGTCTATACTGTTATGTATCTCTCCGAAATTTACATCGCATTCATAACCTTCTGGATAGACACCACTGAAACCCCAGAATGCGCCGAGAACTCTTTCATAAATACCCGAAGCTCAGCCTTGTTTTTCCCTTCTCCCATAATCTTAGCCAGAACTCCCGCAACCATCACTTTCGGAGTATGTTCAAGTTCCTCGTCGGGGGACTTGAAGATATCGTTGATGGCGTCAAGAATTAGGGCCCGCTGAGCCTCGCTGACCGACAGACCATTCATCATTCTCTCCGCCAATGAAAGCTGGGTCTTCAAGAGAGGATTCTCTTCGGCGTGAATCCCGAAATGCTGGATTGCTTTGGAGAGCGAGCGCGTTGAGACATTCACGATAGCGGCAATTTCCTCATGTGTTCGTGATACGCCCATGCGGCGACAGGCTACAAAGAAGACTGCACCCATAAGAGCTCTCCGCGTCTCTCCTCGTAGTTTCAGAGCATCTTCCTGACCACGAAACAAAGCGCAGGCCTCTTGTAGAATCGCCTTGGTAAATCCATTGCGATACGAATACTGGTTGAGAATTTCTAGAGCTGATAACCACGACCGTTCAGAATGGGAGGCCAATGACCATGCCGAAAGCCGCTGGATATTCTTGAAAGCTGGAGAATTCACTTTCTTGTTCATCATCATTGAACCGTACGACGAATCGGGGAGCAAGGTACTGATCGTCAAACCTACACGGGTAGGATCTTCATGCCGATCGTCGGCTCCATAGTACCTCCATTCTGCCCCTTCATCAATTGTCTGCTCCATCACGGTTCCACAGGACATACATACGCGCTGACCTTCCTCAATCACTAACTGTTTCTCAGGATGATCGCACATTTCAATCTTGCCTACCTCATACCCCTCCCCAAAAATGTCCGTTTTTATCGCATTCGTGATTGAAGGAAGTTCATTGCTGAGTCATCATACACAAATGGACGATAGTCAGCTCCAGATTTAGGAGGCGCACGGATCCGAGGTGCCTGTGCCTGCGGTTTAATCCACGAAATCACCAAAGATAAATTCGCAGCAACCCAGACTTGGAATCCTTGTTCAAGTAGGGCATCACGGACATAATCTACGGCTTCGCGGTGATCAAACAGAGGATACCCAAACACAAAAGAAGGAACATCAAACACGAGATATGGAGCCTGGGGATTATGAATCGCATGAAGTTTCAGTTGAGATGATAAATTTGAAAGAACGGGGCGCATAGCCAGCATTTTTGAGGTTTTACGTTCTTCTTCCTGCTTCCACAGGTCTTTCGCCCGAAGCATTTTCCTAGACGCAGAAAAGAACAACCAATGAATATCCTAGCCTTGAATGGAGGAGGGATGCGCGGAGCCTTACAAATTGGCGCCCTCCAAGAACTGGCGGAAGAATCTACTGAACAAACCTTGTCTGAACGCTTTTCTGGGGGAATTTACGGATATTCTATTGGCGCACTCATCGCAACACTGATTGCGTTTGAGTTTGATATGTCCGAATTTAGTTCACTGACTGAGGTTCTCGGAAATATGCAGGATGCACTTCATCCTCTACGTCTCCAAACTCTTCTTTCTTTTGCCCAAACCCGAGGAGCAGATGATGGGTCAAAGATACGTGTCGTGATGGCGAATGCTTTTGCAAAACACGGAATGAATCTTGATACACTACGAGTGGGCGATGCCGCGATTCCTCTTCATATCATCGCATCTGATCTCACTGATCTCAAAGCGGTTATTTTCGGTCCGTCAGTACTTCTCTGGGATGCCTTGCGGGCTTCATTTTCCCTTCCCTATATTTTCACACCGCACACTATCGGTACTCATCTCTACGTTGATGGTGCAGTCTTATGTTTGAACATTTCAAAAGTTGTTCCGGTAGCCAAGAGGGAAAGTACGCTGTTTCTGTTGACGGCACACACCAAAGATTTTACGACAAAATACTATTTGGACAATGTTCCTTTTGCCCGCAATATCAAGGAGACGCACGATACACGAGACAGGTATCCTCAGAATACATGTCTCCTGATTGAAGATGATGCAAAAATGTTCAGTGTCTGGAAATCAGAGGAGATTGTAGAGAACTTACTTGCTATTGGCCGACGGTGTTACGCTGAGTTCAGGGCCAAGAGCGGACACCAAGAACTGGCGTAGGACATCGGTCTTCGGGGGACCTAAGTATTCATAGGTTGTAGAGGTTGTCTGGAGTTTGTAAGTCGGATACGAATCAACCTTGTACTGACTACACTGTTTCTTATCTGATTCGCAGTTGATGAACTGGACATCCACAACCTTTCCGCCGTACGTGAAATCTTCAATCAGTGTTTTCAGACTACGAACCTCTGGCTCGGCTTCCTGGGAGTACGGACACCACTTCGTGTAGAAAAACAGGAGATGAGCCTTACCCGGATCCACGGCAACAGTTGTCGGACTCTCTTGGAGAACCATGCGTGAAGCAGGGGGGAATCCACGGACGAGCCAGTAAACACCGACAAACAGGACAAGAACTGCTAGCGTGAATCCGCCAGCAATGAGTCCAGTGTTCATATACTCGGCGGTGTTCATCATTTGGGATAGATAACAGACGTTATTTTTCGTTCAAGAGCATACCACTCACGATACGCTTGGTGGACGGGAGTACCTGAAGCCAGTTTCCACATAATAGCATGTGTCTGGCGCTCGGGTTCACCCGCTTTGGGGGCAACAGTATACCACTTACCATTGAAGCGGAACATTCTTATATATTAGACCGCCGTGTCTGTAAAGGTTGTTTACAGATTTATAGACGGGCGGGAAATCCAACAAGATTAGCGCCAATACCGAATCCGGCACCCGTGCGCGCGGACGAGCCGACAGACGGGGCGTAGATGTCGAGGATGGCGAACACGGCGAGCGCAGTGAGCGCAATCGTGCCGATCTCATCAACGCGGAGCTTCTTGCCCGGGAGCAGGTAGCACGCCACGGCAACGGCGAGGCCCTCTAGGGCGTACTTGACTAGACGCTTGACGAGGTCGGCAACGTCAATTCCCATGGACGGGGCGGGGGCTTGTGTGGCGGCCATCTTGGTTTATACTTGATAAAGGAGAAATTTTCAATCATCGGTGTAGGCAAAGAGGAAGAGGGCGATCATACTCATGCCGATCGCAACCCAACGCAGTCCCTTGATTGATTCCTTGAAGACCATCACGCCCGAAAACGTCACGAGAATATCAGACGTTAGATTCCAAATCAAGTTGGATACGGTCATGTTCTCAAACTTAGTAGCTTTTATGAAGAGGTAAGGCTGGACGGAATATACTAGGGTGGCGATAGTCAGGCCGGTACCGTATGAAACTGATCCTAGGGTTACAAACTTTGCCGTGAACATCATCACGACGTCAATAGCAGCCATCACGAGGCCAAACACAATGGGAAGAGTGGAAAAGCTTCCATACTTCCAGTTCGTCTTGGAAATAAAGACGTCAAGTACGTCCTTGCTCATTATTCAATCAAAACATTTACTTGCCGACCAGTCCCCACACCTTCTTGTGAGTAAAATGCCATACCACGCCGAACACAACGGCGTGCGTGAGGGCCACTGTGGTCCTTGAGCCGCCTGGGGGCAGCGATACGAGAACACCCGGGGTCAGGATATAAAAGAGAACAGCAGCGTAAACAGCCATCCACCACATTTGTTTGTTTGTTCTACTGCGGGAAAAAAGTGTTTTAACAAGGGGTGATAGGAAGTATAAATGGCGTCATCAAAGAAGGTTGAACTCCCCAAGGTCGACGACGACGGTATCGTGGATTACCTTGATGAGGATCCCGAGCTGCCTAACCAGCGCTATGTGATTGTGTCTTTTATTTCGCCCGAGAAGGTGATTGAGCGCAAGCAGGATTTCTTTTTCAAGCACTTCATGCAGTGGACGGATTATGATTTCAAGGTGAAGGGCCTGGAGCACCTGGCTGACTATATCGCCAAGAAGTACTCCCTCAAGATTGATGATCTGATGAAGGATGTCCACGATTTTGAGAAGACGCATCGCGATGAGATCAAGAAGTCGGATATCCCCGAGCAGTACCAGGTATTCCTCCTCAAGCACGAGAAGGAGGTGCAGGAGGCGTTCGACAAGGCCAACAACTTCCAGTGCAACATTCGCGGCGTCAAGGTCCGTCGTGCGTTCCCCTCGTTTGAGGAGGCGCAGCTGTGGTGCAAGGTCCTCCAGCGGAAGTACCCGAAGGATAACCTGATGATCGGTCGTATGGGCTGCTGGCTACCGTGGGAGCCGTCTGAGCACCTCATGGAGAATGTGGAGTACGCGAACTCGCAGCTCAACGAGATCATGCGCAAGTACAAGGAGAACGAGGCCAATCGTGAGCTGTTCTTTGCGGAGGAGCGCGAGATGTCTATTAAGGCGCAGAAGGAGGAGAACGCGAAGCGCCGTGCAGAGCAGAACCAGCTGCAGGATCTGGCCAAGCCCGTTCATCCGGCGGAGGGTGCAATGCGAGAGTAGGCGAGTAGGCGATTAAGTACCGCCCTTCTTCACCCATACGGAAGGACCTTTACGGTTATTGATGGCGTCGGGGTTATAGTCGTTGGAGGCTAACATTGTAGACATAAACGGCCTGTTGTCTGCCCAGAGCGAATCAGCACACATGTGGAACTGGGGATGGTCGGCGGCTTTGTACCAGAAAACCTGATCTTCCAGTTTGTTAGAGGAGGAAGAGTTACAGATTACAAGGCATTCATAGTTTTCCGTGCACTGGTCCATGAACTGACAGAACATCTCAAAGGTGGGAAACATACCTGCGTAATTCTCGTAAATACGCCGACGGTTTCCAAGAATGTTCTCACGCAGAATGAAGACAAAATCTACGTTGGTACGGAGATTTGGGGTAATGCCGAGAGGGTACTGCATCGTAATCATAGTGGATAGATCAACGTGACGACCGTTCATGAAAACGTAGCGAGTGGATTCCTCTTTGATCCACGATGCATCGTAGAGACAGTCGTCCAGAATTAGGAAAGCACGGGGGTCAATCGTTGACCCGCTCGTTAGATTACGCTGTTGTTTGAGTGCTAATTGACGACGAATAACGTTCATGATAATTTCAGGTTTGTACTTGTCATGAATGAGTTTGGAAGGAACCATATCTTGGAAGAAACGGTTAGCTACCTCTGTTCCAGAGATAACGGTTCCAATGGGAAATGCATCCTGATTATGAAAAAGAATATCACGCACCAAGAACGATTTTCCTGTATCTTTCTTTCCGATAATGACGATCATAGGCGATTTTCTGGAATCCATAGCACATCGTTCTTTTATGACTTCCATATTGAACTTCTTAATATTGAAGTTCATATGTATCCGTATTAGTATTTTCACACGAATAAATAATGGGGAAAACTACACACGCATACACAGTTCACGCCATCCAGTTGACGGCAGGGGACGCTGCACGAGTCACAGGAAACATTGCGATATTTTCAATTCTATATACGCTCGCTGGCGCCTTACTTTCGTACGTCCTCTATTATCTCTTTGACGTCTACGATGAGAAGAACAAGGAGTGGGAAGAGAAGGGGCTGTCGTACCAACTGTTTGATGTGTCGGTAGAAGTATCTATGATCGGCATTGTCGCGTTCTGGCTCGTGTATTTCATGAATGTGTCTACTCCCATCATTCCTGTTCGCAAGGGCTTAGAGGATTTCGTGGATTCGTATACCGCCGGCCTTTTCTTTATGTTCGCCATCTTCATTTTCCTCGGGGATCTTACCAACAAACTCAAATACATCTTTGATACATTCTTGGGATCCCATTTTGATACTCTGTTTCCAGCCGAGGGGTCAATTCTGGATCTGACGCTGCGGTATAGCAAGAAGCAAAAAGAGAGCATGTAAACATAATCGGTTGAAATGCCTAAACCTGTATCGGATCTACGGACAACCAATAGTCCATTGGATGTCCATAAGTATTCAAATATTCAGGGGCTGCAGGAACAGGCGCAGAAACATTGGGGTCTTCGCCGCCTTCAACCTTTTTTTCCATCCATTGAAAAGCTGTTCAAGATGGACGTTCGCCTTCCCCATCATTACGGAATAAAGACCTCCGTACCCATTCAGACAATTACCGGTGATTCATCGGTATATGCTGGTAGTTCAGAGACGTCTGTACATTTGAAGAAGACGATGTTGTATTCTGCTTACCGTGTGATGCATGGTGAGTATTCAGGAACCGGTCTTCCGAATGTCGGTGAGGTTGCATCGGAGCCTTTACGCATTCAGTCTCCGTATAATGCAGGATATGTCGGTTCTTTGGCTTCGTTGGTTCTATCTGAATCCGGAAGCCAGCACTTTCCACGGGTCTATGGAGTATTTTCAGGTGTAGCCGAACGCCATGTTCTTGATATTTCTGACGATTATGAGGATCTATGCGATCGTCCGTGGTTCTCCCAGAACATTGGGCATTTCTTTGAACTCCGTTTGAAGAAACCCGAAGTTCCTGTTCTCCAGTTTGCTGATGTTCCTTCTGAGGATATTGATCTGGGAGCAATGGAGCTTGAACCGATTCCAACTCCTCCCAATCCAATTCTTCCTGCGAATTATTCTGATGCAGAGGATGACGAACATAACGAGGATTCGGGAGATGTAGACAGCACAGACGACTGTTCAACGGACTATATTTTCAATATCCGTTCCTGCTCCGGAGACTCTTCGTCGGATGACGACGACGATGAGGATGATGACGATGAACACGGTGGTGGAAGTNTAGGATTTTCGGAGCCAGAAGAGGATGAACCGTTTGCACATGCGATTTTCAAAGATGCTCCGATCCAGGTGACTGTTATGGAAAAGTGCGAAGGAACGATGTACAAACTGTTCAAGGAGAACCCGGAACTGCATAAGCGATGTGCGTGGATGGCTCAGGTGATTTTTGCTCTGGCGTTTGCCCAGCGTTCATTTGGGTTTGTGCATAACGATCTGCATGTGATGAATGTGATGTACGTCCCAACAGAAAAGGAGTATTTCTACTACGGTCTCTCAGGAAAGACGTACCGTGTTCCAACGTACGGAAAATTAGTGAAGATTATTGATTTTGATCGTGCGACATTTTCCGTCAAGTTACCAAAAATGAAAGAATCCAAATTTTTTATGTCTGATCAGTTTCATCAGGAGGAGGAGGCTGGAGGTCAATACAATATAGCACCATTCTACAACCCAAAATACCCGGAAGTGAAACCTAATCCATCGTTTGACCTCGTACGTCTGGCGACCTCAATGTTCTGGGACTGTTTCCCGAACGGACCGTCTGAGGAATACACCACGAATCCCCTGTACACAATGTTTATGCAATGGCTCACACTCCCTGACGGACGATCTATCCTATTCAAGGATTTATCAACTGGCGACCTATCAGAACGGTACCGCGGATTCCAGTTATACAAGGCAATTTCTCGTTATTGCAGGGATAC